CTTCCGGGGCGGGCGCTGGGACAGGGCGGGATACCGGGCGGAGGAAAGCCCCTCACTCTCCCTCAGCTCCCCAGGGCTTCCCCCCTGCCCGTAGCGCACCGAGCCGAACCGCACAATCTGCTGTTGGCGCTTGGAGCCGGAGTGGGGCAGATACGGCAAATCCATTAAAACCGCCCCTTCCATCCGCCGCCGCTCAAGGGCCTGTGATCCCTCCGCCACTTCCGGCGGAACTCTCCCATAGCGGCGTTGAACAGCTCCATATCGTTGTTGTAGCCCGCATACTCCCTGTCGTGATAATCGATCATAGCGAAGAGGTAGAGGTCGTACAGCCGGTCATAGGGCGGGTCTACCAACAGCGGCTTGTCCCCCTCCTCCGGCCATACACGGGGCGGCGTGGGGCTCTCTCCCTCCTCCGTAAGCGGGGAGGCCGTCACCTCCTGATAGATCTTTCCATCCAGATCCATAAGCCACCGGGCCTTGTCGGCGTCGTCGTAGGGATTGACCTTCACCCGGTCCACCCGCTCAATGATTTCGTTGACAGTAGGCATCCGCCCTCCTCCTTTCTTCTCCCGCTTTATGTATTCGTTCTGATCCCCCAAACACGGAGCACCCCAGCTCCGCTCCCTGTCCCAAGCTGACCTGTGAGCAATCGGGCCTGAAGCAGTCCGTTCATGGGATATCCCGTCCCGCCATTTCCAGGCAGTTGATAAAAGGCGCTCTCGCCTGAATGACTACTGGCGATGAATATTACGCCCCGCCAAATTTGCTGGCTCGTCACCCCGGCGTTGTAGGCGGCGTTCACTGCTACCGACAGAATAGCATTACCGCCAACCACCAAATATCCGTGCGTATAGGCTGAGGTAAACTCAGACCCGTTCGTCCACAAAGCCGTCAGCTCCAAATCCATTTCCAGTTTCAGCAGATCATACCGGCGGGCCATATTCTCGGGAAACGCAGTTCCAGCGCTGGACCAGTTTTCGTTTGTTTTCAGCGTCTTTGAAAATACTTCCTCCGCAACCAGCTCCCAAGGTATCGCCCCTCCGCCGGAAATGGCATGTACAGGCAACTTACCCATGCGCCCACCCCCCTTCAGGGGACGTCAGGCAAACCGAAGGTAGTATATGTCGTATGTGAGACCTTCTCGTACCGCAACGATTGGTTCTGGGTCCGACCTGATTCCCGCTTCGGTCAAGGTCTCCCAGGTCGACCAGACCTTCATGCACGCACAGCCGTTTGACTGAAAGTCGTTTCTTGTCGCAAGAATTAGATCCCCGGTTTGAGGTACAATCCCAGCCGCCGCAATTCTGTCCGCTATAAGTTGGTTCTGCCAAGTTACTACTAGGGTCCACTTCGCCAATACTGAGCCTCCGCCGCCCAGCTTGGCCACGCTGGCGGCCCCCATTACCGGCGCCTCCTTGTGCAAGACGCCCAAGGCTTACAGAGCGCCCCCCCGGTAATTTCTGTAAATTACAAGCTTTTTGTTCATTTTGCTACCTCCGCTTCCGGCGTCACCGCCGCCACCAGTTCGGTGTACTCCTCGTCGCTGAGACGGCCCAGCGCATAGGTCAAATCGAACTTAAGCGCAAGTTCGGTCGTGTCTCGCCCCAACCGCTGATAGGTGCCGATCAGGGTCTTGTAGATGATGTACGTACTGTTCATACCGTTTTCCCCCTAAACGTTAAATTTCGCTCCATAGATTCGGATGATGCCGCTTGCATCAACATTGGTCCCGTCCCCTCCGGCTTTGAGCTCCAGGACTACTTTCGTATCCGACACCATTACGCAGTTCCCGCTACTCGTGGCTTTGGTATGGAATGACCCGTTCAGAGCCCGAATTAAAAGGAATCGCTTTGTCGCAGTGGTGGCCGCTCCACTTTTAGTTACTAAAGCCGGGCCGGAACCACCAAGCAAAATTTGGCCAGGATTTACCACAGCGCCGCTTATGGTTACGGTGGTATCAATGAATAAGAGGTCATATCCCTCTCCAGAATACGCAATGTCCTGATAGGCCACATGCACAGCGCTGGCGTCCTTTTTTCCGCCGCTCATGCTGACATTTTCCTCCGTGAGCTTTTCCCACATAAGTCCCCCGCCGCCGGAAATGGGGTCAACAGGTATCTTACCCATGCGCCCACCCCCTCTCGGGGAATCGCTTACAGGAAGGCCACGTAGAAATAGCGCAAGTCTTTGACATTCCAGCTGTAGCCGTTCTGAGGACCTTGCAGCCGCAAGGTATCTCCGTCAATTTCCACGGTTTCGCCATTCGATTCTTTATGAAGAGCCTCACGGGTAACAAGCGCATAAGCCATTGTGTACCCATACTGTTCCTTAACCAGGAGGACCATCTGCGGTTGTACCCCAAGCTCAACAACACGGGAATAGGCGCTTTGTGTGATGTGGTCTCCGAAGTAATAACCACACGTGACTTTATGCTCCGCCGCCCCCGGCGCAACAGGGATCTTAGCCATGCCAAGACCCCCTTTTGTGCAAGATGGCAAGTGTTACTACTTGCCACCCCCCCCCCGTCCCATTTTCTGGTAATTATGCACTTTGACCATTTTTTGCTCCTTCCCCGCTGAGGCCCAGCTCCACGAGGCTGAGCCGGTATTCATGATCGGCCACCAGTTCCGCCGTGGCCTCCTCCAGGGTCATTTCCGCCGGGGCGGGCTCCGGCTCCGGGCCGGGGACGGACACCGGCTGGCTGGTGATAATCAGCGTGTTCCCCGCCATCTCGTGCCGGGCGTACCCGCTCACGTCGATCTCACGCAGAAGGAAGCCGTCGTCGGTATAGAGCCCAACCGTATCCCCCAGCTCCCCCGGCCCGCCGTCCGGCAGACAGAACCGCAGGGGGTCCCCCTCCAGCGTGGGGGTACCTGTACAGCGGTAACGCTGGCCATTTGTCTCGATGTACACGTAAATTACCCCTCTCTCAGTCTCACATAGAAAATGTCAAATGCCACGGTGGCGGAAAACCTCCCATGGACAACGGGAAATTGGTAGCGGGTGGAAGAGCCATCCAGCATAATCCATGTCCCACTGCCGCCATCTTGGGATAGACACGTGCTGGCGTTTCCCAATGGTTCGCCATCCTCCATCGCCACTACCATGTCTCCAACCCGGGGCGTGATCCCCGCCCCTTCCACCATGTCTAAAACACCCATTCTTGCTGTCCCAGTCATGGTTTTCTTTCCCAAATTGATAAGCGCAGAGTTGCCGCCCATGCCCTTATACACCACATCCGCCTTCCCCATGCTACCTTACCCCCTTGATCTTCACCTGGAAGGAGATCTCCGGCTTGGCGTCCCGGCAGGTCAGCTTCACGCCCCCCGCCACCGTCTCCGCCTCGCAGGCCAGGCACCCATACGCCTTTTCGTAGAGTTTCCGGGCGCTGGCGTCCGCAGTGTCCACCGGGAACACCCCGATATGCTCATCCTCCGCCGTCACCTCGGCCACGCTCACCGTCTGCTCCCACGGCCCGCTCCCGGTCCACGAAGCCACATCCACCGTCACCGTTACAGGGGCCACCAGAGAAGCCTTTTCGGCGGCGGCGGCGTCAGCATAGGCAAATACGTCCTGCGCCTTTCCACTAGGGTCGTACACCGCCTTTGTCATATCTCCGGGG